TATATATATTCTTTTGTTTCTGTTTCTGTTTCTGGTACTGCTTCGGAGTTCGGGGGGGCTAGGGTAGGGGCTTTGAAGGGGCTAGGGTAGGGGCTTTGATATTTATTAAAAAGAGGTTCAATAAATGGTTTGATATATGAAATTAAAGAGTTTTTTGGTAGACTATTTAAAATTTTAATAGCACAGATAAAAAGATTTTGATTATCAATCGGATTAAACTTAAAATAATTTTTGATAAGTATAATAGAATTTTTTTCGTCATATAATATAAAATTCTTTTGAATAAGTTGGGTAAGTTTTTTTTTAACCTTATTTATTGACCAATATAAGTCAGCATGAATATACCCTATTGGAAGGGAATAAAAGCCAATTGCATTTGAATGAGGAGAAGTAAGCAAATAAAGAAATAAAATTTGAGAATCAATATCTAATTTTGTAAATTTTTCATCCTGCCATATTTGAGTATATATTTTTTGGTATCTCATATTACTCCTTTAAAAAAGCAACGCAGAAAACGAGCGGATGGTTGGTCTCTTCCACAAATATATTGGTGATTTGTGTTTTTCTGCGTTGTATTTGATTTTCTCTGGATATTATAAATACCATCCTAAATTTTTATCATTATCCGTTATTTAATTAATGTCAAGGAGAGATTTAATTTTTTAAAAAGGTATATCATCATCTTTTTTGTTGTATTTTTTTGTTTTTGTCCAATATTTTTTATAAAGCATAGGAACAATAGATTGATTAAAGTCTAAACATAATTCTTTTCTTTCATCAGGACAAGTTCTTTTACATGCGAAATTATGTTTCCCAGATATAGGATCGTAGATTCTGATACATACCATTGGTCTGGGGAAGTTTAAAAAGGGTCTTTTGTAATAATTCTCTATTTCCCAATGTAAAATAGATAATTGATAATTGAATCCTCTTTCACAATGACAGGCATAAGTTAAAGAATATTTTGTCTTTGGATTATATATACTAATTAATCCTGTATCCCAACAACCTTCTTCATCGCATTGATATTTAATATCTCGTAAGTAGAAATCTGCATTAGGTGCTTTCCTGATTTCTTTGATGATTTGTTGTATTTCTGAATTTATCGTGAACATAACTTTCTCACCTCTTTTACTTAATATTATAGAATTTCAGGCAAGAAAACTCCTGTTTTTAAACAGGAGATGAATTGCCGTCCTCCTTTCTTGAAAGATTTTACTTGATAACTTACATATGAAATTTAAAACTCATATCCACCCCATCTTCTGGTTTTTCCACATCTTTGACATTGGTCTGTCTGAGAAAACCAACCTTCTCGTATTACTTTAAAAATATGTCCCTCATAAAGGTCTTGACTATGTTCACAAGGAAATTCGGGACATATTAACCTATAGCTCTTTTCTCCCGTTTCTTTTATGTATGTCCCTCTCCATTCTTCTATGAGTTCTTTCCCACATCTTATGCAGAACTGTTTTTTAATATCCATTATTTCTCTTTCCCCTTTTCTTAATATTTTAATATTATATCTTCTTCTTCCAATAAGAAGATTTTATCAGCTATTAATAACTTTCTTGAAAATACATCTCTTAGAGAATAAACTATTGTATATTTTCCTTTGAATTTCACCATATCTAATAGTGTTTGATAATCTTTATCTCCTGCAACCAATACAAAAACTTCAAAAGAACTCTCATCACATATAAGCCTTTTAAATATCTCATTTACTATTACTACATCCATATTTTTATTTTTATCAAAAGTCTCTTTTTCGTGAGTGATATATCCATACTTTTCAAGCATTATCTTAAAATCCTGACCAACTCCCTTGTGGTGGATAGAGAAAAAGGCTAATAATTCTAAATTATCATTCTCTTTTGTTACTACATCATCAATAATTCTTTGTTTTAGCTTGCCGAAATCTATTTTAGAAGATTTCATTGAAAATTTATAATACAGGTTTTGTATGTCAATTGCTGCAAGAATGTTCATTTATAAAGTTTCAGGCAAGAAAACTCCTAAATTATTTTCATTTTCTTCAAATCTTTCTCATACAATACTTGGCATAAATCAGCTATTTCTTTTAATCTCTCTGGTGATTTTAACCATCCAAAGTGTCTAATTCTCGGATTATCAAAACTTTGTAGAGGTCTTTGAAAACCAGTTATATGTTCATGAACTGCTTTCTGAAATTTAATTTTACTTTTTCTACTTCCGTCTGACTGTCTTTCCATAATTCTTCTAACAAACCGCCATTGCCAATCTGCATGGAATGTAATATCTGGATTCTCGCATATACTCATGTCCCATGCTCTATAATGCTGTCTTGGTAAACATATAACATCATAAGAACTTTCTGACAGTCCTAAAAATTTGTCGTAATCTTCTTCAATTATCCTTTCATCTCCGTCAATTATTAATACCCAATCTGTATCTTCTGGAGCTAATTCTATTAGTTGAGTTCTAGCGGGACCGTAACCCTCTCTCTTAATAATATCATCATCAACAACTATAGCTCCTAAACTTCTACATAATTCTTGTGTGCCATCCATAGAACCAGTATCAACCACCAGCCAGTGGTTAGCAATAGGTTCTACTGATCGCCACATAGCTTCAGCCGATTCAATTTCGTTAAAATAATTACTTGCTATTGTTATTATTCCCATAATCTTTACCTCCTTTATAGTCTATTTCCTCTATAGTATGTTTTCTCCCAGCTTCCAAATGTATTAATAATTTGTTTTTTCTTCCAAGAAAATTCATATATTCGGTCATCCACACGCATACCTTTTGGGCTTATCTGGTTTATATGCAAATAGGGGAATCCTCCAATTTTCCCTGTTTGCATATCATAATATGAATTTCGGAATAAAATACGAATATCCCAATCTAATGGTTGACCTGTCACTGGATGATAAGCAGGAAGTTTTTTTCTTATCCTATTTTTAAATTTATACCATCGGTTCCATTTGTAAAAACAATGAAATATTTTACTCAACATAATCCCATCCATTTTTCTCACAAGCCTCTTTATAACTCAAATCATGCCCTTCTTTTTCCCATAAATCAGCACAAAGTTTAGTTATCCTCTTTTTTCTTTCTGGATTACTTAAATATTTTAAGTGCATTATTAATGGATTTAGAATACTTTTAAAATCTTTTTCGATTCCTTCTAATTGTTCATGAACCATATTTTTGAATTGAATTTTAGACTTACTATTGATTATTGTTCTCTTTATCAATCTTGCTTGATAGTCTGGATTATGCTCTAAATCCATTAGGATAACTTTACTTGTTCGAAGAGAAGAAGAAGATGTTGTTCCATCGTAATAAATAAATTTGCATTGGTATCTAGGCAACCAGATTAAATCACAATCATAATAAGTATTAATCATAGATTTAAGTTGTGCCACATAGTGCCAATCCATTCTTTCATCTCCGTCAATTATTAATACCCAATCCATCCCTTCGCTTAATTCAATCAATTTAGTTCTTGAATATCCATACCCTTGGGTTTGTATCATATTAGACTCTACAAGAGTTAATTTATCATTAACAACTTGTTGGAGTCTTTTCTGTGTTCCATCTGTAGAACCTGTATCAACGACTAACCAATGAGATACTATATCTTTAAAATTTTCCCATATAGGCTCTACATTATCAACTTCGTTAAAAAAATTACTTGCTAAACCGAGTTTTTGCATATCTTATACCTCCTTTAATCTTTATTTGCATATTGCAGTGAACTACCTCTTGGCTAAAGACCAAGAGGCTTCCTCTTTCAACGAGCCAGCTAATGCTGTTCTCTCCAGAGGCGTGAATTTCCCGCGTTCCACGGGTATTAAAGCAAATTTTTTAATGTTGTTTGCGGCAAGCACATCTCTATCGTGTTTTGTTCCACACTCTTTACAAATCCATTCTCTATCCGAAAGTTTTAATTCCTGATTGACTTGACCGCAAATACAAGTCTTACTGCTTGCTTCAAATCTGCCGATTACAAGCAAATTTTTCCCATACCATTCAGTTTTGTATTCAAGTTGTCGTCTAAATTCTCCCCAGCTTACATCTGATATTGCTTGAGCGAGACAATGATTTTTAACCATTCCTTTTACATTCAAATCTTCAATAGCGATAGTATTCACTTGTTTTTCGTGAGTTATCTGATATGAAAATTTGTCTAAAAAGTCCGACCTTTGATTACTTATTTTTTCGTGCATTAAAGCAACTTTTTTAATTTGTTTCTTTCTGTTATTACTTCCTTTAACTTTTCTACTCAACCATCGCTGTTGTCTTTTCAACTTTCTTAAACTATTTTTCAAATACTTTGGATTATCTATTTTTCTACCGTCAGAAATAGTGGCAAATGTTTTAATGCCCAAATCAATCCCGATAGTAGTTTTTTCTTTTATCTTTCTCTTTTTAGGTAATTCTTTATCTTGTTCAATTAAAATAGAAATATAGTATTTTCCAGTTGGCATTTTACTGACAGTAGCTGTTTTTATCTTACCTTCTAATTTTCTATGTTGTTTTATATTTATACCCTTAACTTTTGGTATATCCAATTTATTTGACAATTTTAAATGTTGCGGTATTTGGAAACTATTGATATTACGCTTTTTACTCTTAAAATTAGGAAATTTATTTTGTTTTCTAAAAAAGTTTGTAAAAGCATTGTCTAAATTTCTTAATGACATCTGAAGCGACTGGCTATTTACTTTACTCAACCATTCAAAATCTTTTTCTTTTTTTAATTCCGCTAATTCATTTATTAAATCAAAACAGTTTAATCTTTTTTTATCCTGCTGATATGCTTTTATCTTTTCACCTAACCCCCAATTAAAGACAAAACGGACACAGCCAAAATGTTTTTCAAGCAATTCTTGCTGTTTTTTGTTGGGGTAAATCCTATATTTGTATGCCTTATTAATCATATTTATAGTATAGCATACCTATTTGTAAAAAGTCAAGTATTATTTAGCCATTCATCTCAAGGGCTAAAGACCCTTGAGTTTTCTGGCAAAATTTTAATAAATAATATTAATGATTATCGTTTTGACGATTTTCTTATATCTCCTTTTTTATTATAATCTCCATCAAGTATTCTGTTTGTTTGGGAATAGACATAATCATGAAGTTGATAGAGATCCTTTAGATATTGAGGGATTATTATTTTTTGAAGTTTAAGAGTTTCCGCAGTATCTATATTGACAGATACAATCCTCAATATTTTAATTAAACATATAATGGGTTGAACATTTTGAAAATCACATCTCCATTTTATTGTTTCATTATTAATAAAAAAATAATTATTACTATTTATATATTTAAGGCCTCTTGTTCTTATTTTATAAAAGATGTCAATATATAATTGTGAAGAACGAATATTAATTATATTATTAGATATACAATATAATTTTTCTGTTTTGGATAATTTTGAAGTATTATTTTGATTTTTATTAATTAAAAAAGTTTTATGAGTCTCTTTGATGAATTTACCTATATTTTTATTCATACATTCTTTAGATATAGCTATGTTTGTTATAATTGAATTGCCTTCAAATATTAATCCACTGTAAGTTTCTATTTTATCTAAATGGATTAGTTTATTTTTTTGGTATTGATATATCTGATCTATATTTAAAATCATTCCGTTATATAAAAGAACACACACGCTCTCTATATTGCTATTAATTACACCAATTTTAAGGGAACCCCATTCACATAATCCCCTTTTACCTACTTTGGCTCTATAACTATTTATTTTATCAACTCTTTTCCATGCTTCATCGTTCTGTTTACACCACGCTGGATCTTCATAATCACTACTAAATCCACACATTATTGGCATATTCCCCTCCTTTTAACTAATCATATTATTATTTTTGATAGTTGCCCATTCATCAAATTCGTATCCTGTTAATACTTTCTTGTTGTTAATTTCATCAACACGATAAATATATCGTTCTATTACCGATCGTAACAATCCTATTTTATATCTAGTGGTATAAATTTCTCTATAGCAAATTTTTATTTTATTTCCTACATCGCAATTTTTGTAAATTATTGCATTTTTTGTTTGTATATCTTTTATATTTATGTGAATTTCTGTTATATATATGTTTTCCCCATGTTTATAAGTATATATTTGTTTACCAGAAACTACACCGTCTGCTATCATTATATTAGATTTTTCTTCTCTTATGTCTTCTTCTGATAAAATGGAGAGCAATACTATTATAATTCCTATTATAATGATAAGTAATGCTTCTATATTAATTCTACCTTTTTGCATTTTATTTTTCTCCTTAAAGGCAATTCTCCCCTTTTGGGAAGATGGCAGGAAGAATTAATGAATAATCCCAAAGGGGAGTTGTTTGCCTATATTTTTTTGTGAAATTTCAAGTTTTTTGATTGCCACCATATATTAATTATAACATATATTAAAAAAATAACAAGAAATTTTGATATAATATAAATAATATGCTCACAGTAAACAATAAGAACGAAATTATCTTCAGAAGAACTCCAAAGCAAAAAGAAGGATTCCGCCTTCTTAAAAACGAAGATTTTACAGAAGTATTGCTAGATGGTGGAGTGCGTTCTGGCAAAACTACTCTTGTTGTCTTTTTTCTACTTACTTTTTGTCTTGAGAATCCAGGAGTATATATATTAATTGGTAGAAGGTTTTTTGAACATGCAAGGAAAAGCCTATATTTACAAACAATTGAGCCAATGTTTGCAGTTTTGCCATCGCATTTATACAAAGTGAATAAGGCAGATTGGATTATCAGGTTTAGAAATGGGTCTCAAATCTGGATAGGCGGCTTTGATGATAGTAAACATATTACAGAGATAATGGGTAGAGAATATCTAATGGCATTTTTGAATGAAGCACCTGAGATTGAAGAAGAAATGGTTGACAAAGTTATCACAAGATTAGCCCAAAAAGTGCCAAAACCAGGTAAAAAGGGACAATTCTGGAAACCAAAGCTAATTTTTGATTGCAACCCTGTTTTTGGGGAATTTTATCTTAATAAACGCTTTGAAGATATAAATAGCAAAGATAAGGCGAGATTGAGGTGGACTACCTATGATAATAAAGAGAATTTAACAGAATATTACATTACAAACCTTGAAAAATCATTAAATCCGCAAGAAAAATTGAGATTAATGGATGGACTCTGGATAGGTGGTGGGGATTTTGTCTATAAAAATATTAGTTCATCCGTCAAAGTTGATAGTTATGATATAAGAGCATTTACCCATCTTGTTGGAGGTATAGATTGGGGATATACTTCTGCCTTTAATTTATGGGGAATTGTTGGTAAAAAAGCTGTTTGCCTTGCAGAGTTAGAGGCAAAGGATAAAATTACAGATGAATTCCTTGAAGAAATCATAATAATATTGCAAAATAAGCAGATTGATTATAAAACTTTCCCTGTTTATTGCGACCATGAACCAGATAGAATAAAAGAGGCAGAAAGGAAAGGATTTAATGCAAAAAATGCCTATAAAGATGTCTCGGCAGGGGATAGCACTGTAAATTGGTTTGACATTGGAATTCACAGAGATTGCATTGCTACATATAGGTCATTGCAATATTTGCAAAATAAAAAAGATAGGAGTGGAATGATAATAGATGGTAAACATATAGATACCGATTCACATTCGGCAGATGCAAGTAGGTATGCACTCCATAGCTATCGCATGGAATATGGAGATTATATTGAATGGAAGGATATAGTTCCAGAACAACAACTAATATTTCATGATATGTATAAAAAACATTTTTAACTAAGTTTTGAAAGGAGGTGATATAGTGTATGAATAGTGAAAGAGTTATACATATAGAAAGTATTGATAATTCATTATCTATAGTGTTTACATTGATAAAAGGAACAAAAAAAGTGCAATATGGAATAATAATAAAGATGGACGTTTCATATAGATATTGCGACAGTCCAACAGCCATAGAATTATATTCAGAATTATCATCAAAAGGTGAATCTGGGGTATGGAATATATTAGAGAGAGAAATTGATAAACTTTTGTTGGCTAATGTCCATGAGACCAAATTAAATCAAAGTATGATATAATATAATTAAAGGAGGTAACAAACTATGTCTTTAAATGTATTCGGAGAAGAAGAAATGAGAGAGCAATGCATTGGCTATGAAGGAAAGGATTATTTACCACATGTCCCTAAAGGCATACCATATTATAATATGAGATGCATAAATAATCCAGAATTTCCCAAAGGACATCCCGACTATCCGTTTCATCTATGGGGGCAGATGGGTTTGGGAGTAATTCATAATGACGAGGAATTAAGAGAGGCTCTTATAAAGAATGAGAAAGAAGGAGAAAGAAGGCGTGAAGCCAAAGTTTAAAAAAGTTGGTGTTCTTAATGACAGGCAAATTATTTGCCTGAATTTTTATGCAATATAAAGAGCTAATAGACGATGACGGAATAAAATTAGTTAAGAAATTATGTCTCAGAAAATACGGCGATCCTGCTTGGAGTGAATATATCACTATTAATAAAGTTTTGACAGAATTTATTGGCTTGGGTTATAATGTTTATGGAAATTGCGAACATATAATCCATAATTACGCACAAAGAATATTAGATTATATGCAAACTGTTCATAGAGGCGAGATATACCGTGGTGAGGATCCTCTCTTAGAGTCTCAAGAGAATAGAAATTGGGATAAAGGGCGTAGGAAAGGGAAATATAAACCTATTCCAGAAGATGAAGTTGTAAAATTAACGTTAGAAGGTAAGCTTATAGGGGAATTGGCTAAGGTATATAAGCGGAATAGAAGAACTATAACGAGAGTATTAGTGAAACATGGAATTACCGAATTAGATAGAACATGTATAGGCATACATTGCCATAAAGAATTTAAAGTAAGTATTCACAATGCAAACAAAACTATACAACACTATTGTTCAGAAGCTTGTGCGGATTATCATTATAGATTGCGAATGAGAGAACAAAGAAAAGCTATTGAAGGACAAAGTATAATAACAACAAAATACAAGGAAGGGATTTATGTTAGCGTATAGAGTCAAAATTAAAGTAGATGATGTTTATACAAGCACTGGCATAAAATATCTTAAACATTTGGATAGAATGAAAATATTACAAGAGACAAAGAAGGCGTCCCCTATTACTTTGCAGGTTGCATTAACAGATAAATGTAATTTAAAATGTAGTTTTTGCTCTGTTGCAAATAGAAATAAAAACAGAGAATGGGATTATGATGAATTAATTGCGGCGGTTGATATTTTTATTGCATTAGGCATAGAAACAATAGAAATAACAGGTGGCGGCGAACCGACTCTCTATAGTCGCTTTAGAGAATTTGTAACATATTGTCAACAAAAAGGGTTAAAAATAGGACTTATTACAAATGGGACTATGTTGATGGCTATCCAAGATATTCTACCGAAACTAATATGGATAAGAATATCAATGAATACTATTGATTATATATATCCTAAACAACTGTTAATTCCCAAAATTCCTCGTGATACTACGCTTGGTTTTAGTTATGTAGCTGATAATATAATAGATTTAAGTGGTAGATTAAACAGGATTGTTGAATATACTCTGCAATATAAACCTGATTATGTCCGCGTAGTGCCAAACTGTAGAAATTCCATAAGGCAAATGAAAGAAGAACATTTTAGAATACAAAAGCTTATAGAACCACACAAAGATATAGGATTTTTCTATCAAGCCAAAAATCCTCAACAGGGGGGGCAATGTCTTGTAGGTTATTTCAAGCCTTACTTATATACAGACGGGTATGTTTTCCCTTGTTCTTCTGTAGTTTTAAATAGTGATTCTGAAGTCCGATTTAATGCTCCCTATAGATGGTATTTCTGGCAAAAAGCTAAGGGTATTTATTCAAAAGAAGTAAAACCAATCAATGGTATAACTTGCGATAAATGCGTTTTTGAAGAAAACAATAGATTATTAAGAAGTGCATTATATCCTATTAAACATGCGGAGTTTGTATAATTGAAACTAGGACCCTTTGAAATAAAATTATTCAAAAAAGAAGAAAGCCAAAAAACACCTACAACAGCAGGAGCATTTGGGCAAGAAATAGGAGTAACTGGAACAACTGTCTATTCGGGTATTATTTACGATGAATACAATGTTGATTTACAACATACTAAAAAGTATGAAGAATATGAACAAATGAGGAGCGGGGATGGCATGGTTTCAGCAGTGTTGTTGGGCTGTTCATTACCTTTACGCACTGCCGAATGGGATATAGTGCCTACTTCACAAGATGGAATTGATAGAGAGATTGCTGATTTTGTAAAAGATAACCTCTTCGAGGGATTGTCAATTTCTTGGGATTCTTTTTTGGAACATATATTTTTAATGAACGCTTTTGGATTCAGTAATTTTGAAAAGATTTTTATAGTTGGAGATGATAATAAATATTATTGGAAAACTTTAGCACCGAGATTACCTAAAACTTCGTGGTCTTGGGAATTTGATGATTCTGGAGGTATTAAATCATGGACACAAAAAGTGATGAAAGGTGAGCAGAGTGGCACTTATACTATACCAATCAATAAATTATTAATATTTACAAATCAAAGAGAAGGCTCTAATTATGAAGGTAAATCATATTTAAGGGCTATGAGACAACATTGGTATTACAAAAGCCATCTTTACCGTATAGGAGCAATGGCAGTTGAAAGGCATGGAATGGGAATACCTGTTATAACATTACCAATAGGATATACAAACGATGATGTAACCACCGCAAAAAGCATAGGAGAATCGGTAAGAGCACATGAAAGAGCTTATGTAATGAAGCCTCCTGGTTGGGAGTTTAAAATTGAAGGTTATACAGGTCAATTAACAGATCCGAGTAGGCTCATAAAACACCATAACGAAATGATTGCAACGAGTATATTGCAGCAATTTTTATTATATGGTATTTCCGAATTAGGAGCAAGGGCATTAGGTGAAACAATGTCTGACTTTTTCTTGATGGCATTACAGGCACAAGCAAGGAATATTGAAGATACCATGAATGCTTATGGTATTAAGCAATTAGTTGATTTTAATTGGAAAGTCAATAAATATCCTAAATTAAAATGTTCAAGACTACAAGCTATGGATTTTGTAAAATTATCTCAAACATTGCTAAATTTAGCAAAATCTGGTTTCTTACAACCCGATATAAGCACAGAATCGGCATTAAGAACTCAGATGGATTTGCCTATCAGATCAGAAGATGGGGAAGTTGAACCAGTAGACAAGAACGAAAACTATCAAAACATGAAAGAGAGAATATATAAAATAGCTGGTATCAAACCAAAATTTCAAATAGGAGGTTATTATCATGGGGAGAAAGCGGAAGAAGAAAGAAAAGAAAAAAAAGATAAAGTAGAATATCTAAGAGAACCAACTGATTTGGAAAGCAATATTTTGGCTTTAAAAGAGATGGAGGATGGGCTTGATGAAGCGGTTAATCTTCTCATTCAAAAAGTGCAATCAATACAGAAAGACCAGATAGATAATATTGCCTATGAAGTGTCAAAAAGAGAAGTAGATGATATTCCTAATGTAAAAGCACGATATGTATCTCAAATGGCTGAAAATATCAAAGATGTACTTGTCTCTATATACAATTTTGGAAGAAAACAAGTTAATAATGAGATAGAAAAACAAGCAAGACCAGTAAGATTATTAAAAGACGAAGATAAAAAATCAAATATAGACGAAAAAGCTATATTTGCTTATATTTATGCTAAATCTTTGCTAGTTGCGAGAAGATTATCCCAGAAATATCTTGATACAGCAACCTTTTCAGCAATGAATTATAAGCGTTCTGGGATAGACAATGAAACTACACGAAAATTAGTCTTTCAAGATTTACAGGAGTTATCAGATAGAGAACTTGAAAAATCTGCAAATATGGCAGTAATGGAAGCTTTTGGTATAGGAAGAAATACAGAAGCCCAGCAATACGAAGAAGTAGTAGAGACTGCGGTATATTCAGCAGTAATGGATACAAAATCATGTATTCCTTGCCGAAATCTTGATGGAATAAGACATAAATTAAATGATCCAGTCTATGCAACTCCAAACCCCCGATGTTCTGGTGGATTAAGATGTAGGTGTATTAATGTTTATTTGATGAAAGAGGTAAGGTAATATGGATTCAAGAAAAAAGAAAGAAACGAAAAATTTGAGTGATGCTCATACAATATAGAAAAAATTGCTTTAATAGAAATGTCAACTACCACCAGCTAAAGGTGAAGTTTTGAAGCTAAATGTTTAAAAAGATCAAGATTTTTAGGAGATAAATGTTTACGATTACGCATTTTTTTAATTACATTCCTTATGATTTTGCATTGGTTTTGTTTAATCCGCAGATGTGGCTCAAACAAATCCAAGAACTTTGCCTTGTTTTTTATAATATGATATAATATAAATTATAATAAAAATATATTAATTTAATCTAAGCCTGATCAGCTTAGAGCAATAATATTTAGCCTGTTAGGGTCATGCATGACTGGCTCTAACAGGCTTTTTTATTATATATGAAAAAAAAGATGGAGGTATAAAATGCCATATCCAACATTAGATAGTTTGCCTGATGGAGTGAAGACAATGCCATCTCATGCTCAGAATATCTGGCAAAGTGCCTTTAATAGTGCTTACGAACAATATGATGGAGATGAAGAAAAAAGTTTTGCTGTCGCATGGGCAGCAGTTAAGAAGCAATATACTAAGGAAGGTGAGGAGTGGGTAAAGAAGGCAATGGAACCAACTCCTAATTCTGTGCATGTGCCTGGTATATCAGACGGTGATGAAGATGAAAAAATGAAGAAGATGATGCAAAAAATGATGGGCGATATGATGCAGAATATAATGTCTGGAATGATGTTGGTTCCTAAAGATGGGTCTAAAAGCAAAATGAAGTCTATTATTGATTTACATGGCATAAGACTTATAGATACTACGGAAATAGATATAAAAGGCTTAACAGAGGGTGCCCCTATACAGATAATGTGTGTAGGAGAATGGAGTCACCCTGAATATGGGGATTTTTCAATTACAGAAGGTGATGTAGCAAAATTTGTAGAAAATTTTGAGAAGGGCAAGCGTGAATTAGTAATAGATTATGAACATTTGTCAGCCGATGGCAATATACAGGGACCTGTTCCAGCTGCTGGATGGATAAGAAAATTATTAAATAAAGGTAAACAAGGGCTTTGGGCTATCCCATACTGGACAAAGAGAGCTGTAGACTACATTGTTAATGGTGAATATAGATTCTTAAGTCCAGAATTTGATTTTGCCTATACAAATAAACAGGGTAAACAACAAGGACAAACTGTTTTCGCCTCTGCTCTTACAAATAGACCATTTCTAGAAGGAATGTCCCCTGTTATGTTATCTGAAGGGTGGAAATTAGCAGAATGGACTGCAGCTAAACAAAAACAGAAGAAGGAGGAAGTATCAATGGATAATTTAATATTACAAGAGTTAGAATTGCCAGAAGATTCAGCAATAGAAATTGCTATAACCGCAATTCGCAAACTAAAAGAAGGAGTAAAAAACATGGAAAATTCAGATAAACTAAAAGAAGAAGTCAAAAAGCTATCTGATTTAGTTATAAAGGATCAAGAAGAAATAAAAAGACTCGCAGAAAAGAGTAAAACTCTTGAAGATAAGCTAAGAGATAAAGAAATGGATGAAGTTATAAATAAAGCCCTCAAAGAGGGGAGAATAATTCCAGTCCTTAAAGACCATTATGTAGAATGGTATAAAATTGATCCTGAAAGAACTACAAAATTACTATCAGAATTACCACCTATTGTTGACCTCGGCATAAGAGGTGCAGATGGAGACTCTGTTAAAGTAAAAGAAGGTATGGAGCTGGTAGAAGAAGAGATAGCTAAGAAAATGACCGAAGCTAAAATAGATTATGCAGGAGCTTTGACTATGGTATTTAAAGAAAAACCTGAACTCTATAAGATATATAGAGAAGCTCAAGGCTTCAAAACATGAGAAATAGGAGGTAGAAAAAATGTCTAAATCTACAGACGGAAATGATATAAGTTATAAAGCTGCTGGGGATTTAAGTGCGAAGCAATATTATGTAATGAGAATATCAGCAGCAGATACTGTCAACACAGCAGCAACAAATACATCACAAGTTCCTGTAGGAATATTGCAGAATGACCCTGCTGCAGCCAATGAAGAGGCTACAGTAAGGCAGGCAGGAACAAGCAAAGTAGTAGCAGGAGACGCAATAGCAAGTGCGGGAACGATGCTAACTTTTGATTCCAGTGGTAGAGTTATAACTCAGACCAATGGTAACCAATATAGAGTAGGAGTAAATAAAGAAGTAGCAACTGCCGCTAATGAGATTATAGAAGTTGTTCTTGTTGGCTTAGGGCATAAAGAATCATAATAGGAGGTGAAGAGAAATGTTACCAACAGAACATGATGTTCATGTAAATCAAATAATGTCTAACATTTCAGTATTATACAAAAATACTGAATTTATTGCTGATAAAGTAGCACCGATAATAGATGTAAAGAAAAAGTCAGATATAGTGCCATTATATTCAAAAGCTGACTGGTTCAGAGATGAAATAGTGCCAAGAGGTGTGAGTTCCGAAGGCCCTAGAGGCGGATACCGTATAGATGTGAGTAATTCTTATACTTGCATAGATTATTCATGGGCAAAAGAAGTTGCAGATCAAGTCAAAAATAATGCAGATCCACCTTTTAATTTGGAAGTAGAAGCTACGGAATATGCGAAAAATGTATTGTTATTAGGGATGGAAGGGAGAGTTGCTTCAATGATATTTACTGCTGCAAATTGGACAAGCACTTCTACACCATCAAATCTGTGGAATGATTATGCAGCATCTGACCCATTCTATGATATTCTTTATACTGCTGTATCAACAGTTAGAGGACTTATAGGGAGAGACCCCAATACAATGGTTATAGGAGCGCAGGTATGGGATATTCTAAGGACTCATCCTGACTTTCTAAGTAAACTTTCAAACAATGATAAAAGAATACTAACAGTAGATGCAACAGCAGCATTACTTGGATTTGATAAATTGCTTGTTGGAAAAGCAATAAAGGCAACTTCAGTAGAAGGCGCATCTACAACAACTATGGCTTATATATGGGGAAAACATTGTTGGATTGGTTATGTAGCTCCAAAACCAGGACTTAGAACTCCAACTGCTGCTTATATATTTAGTCATGGCCCCTCTGATTATGTAAAAAGCTGGAGAGAAGAGAATAAATCTCAGGATGTATATGAGGCATGGCATAGTGTAGATGAATATGTTGTAAGTGCAGATTGTGGTTACATGTTTGCGAATATTGTAGCTTAATCTGTTGCCTAAGTAAGTTATAACTTACGATGGTTAGAAGGAGAATAATATGGGAACAGAAAGAAAGAGAAGAAAATTAGTTCTAGATATACTAGATGTGCGTTCAACTCTTCAAATAGCTGGCACAACCAAAGTTACCTCTGCAAGTCCTAATATTGTCAGATCAACTGGAGCTAATATGATAATAGTTTCTGGTGGAGGACAAGTAGGAACAACCGGAAGTGGATATTTTAGCACCCCACTAACAAATGTTTTCCAAGTAATACCAGCAGGATCAGGAGCACCAAGTGCAGGTGTGACACCAGAAAAATATACATGGGCACCTGATTATTCTAATGCAGGTAGATTCTGGATATATCAAGTGCTTGCTTCTGGAGAGTTATATAAAGCTGGAACTACAAATGTATCTTATGTTGCATTTGGAAACTAGTAATTGGATTAGCATTGAAGCCCAGCCTGAACAACTGGGCTTCTTATTAAAATATAAATGAAAGGAAGGATTTATGGCAAAAAAACAGATTTTATGCTATTCCGATACTCCGACAGCTCCGACTGGTAGGGGTATTGTTATGAAAAACATAGCCGATTCGTTAGGGAAAGAATTTGATTTTACATTTTTTGGAATTAATGAATTTTATATTGATAATAGAAGTTTGGAATATTTTATTATACCAGCATTACCTAACCCCCACAATGATCCATTAGGGAGAGCTAAATTTTTTGAATATGCTATTAGAGCAAACTTTGATGTAATTTTTTTACAGATAGATATATTTGAATTAGGATTTATGCCTCAATTAATCAGAAGTTTACATGAACATTTAAAATATCCTGTTATTATTACTTATACAGCAATAGATGCACCAATATTAAGAGATTATGCTGACTATATAAGAGATGTAGATATAATTTTAGTTTATTCTGAATATGGATTTAAACAGATATTGAGAGTAGCACCCGAATTGAAGAAAAAAATGAAAATTATACCAATAGGCGTTAATCCTGATGAATATTATCCTATTATTAAAGACCAATTAACAGATTTTAAAGTTAATGTTTTGGGTGTAAATCCTGATTCTTATATAATAGGCAATATTAATCATCATAGTTATAGGAAAAACTTCCCAAGAACTCTACAATTTTATAACTTATTTGAAAAGAAATATGAAAGACCATCTGTCTTATATTTACATACGAGATTAAATGCTGATAATCCAATGGTGGATAGATGGGCAATGGGATATAACTTAGGGCAAATGTTAAACTGGTATGTATTGAAGCATGGCGTTATTAAATCACCGAATATTGAGGGTTTTAATCCATATCTTGTTACTACGGAACAAATGAATAAGATATATAATTGCCTTGACTTATTGATAACTACATCAACTGCTGAAGGGTTCTGGTTACCTAAATTATATGCTTTTGCAACAAAAACTCCCGTATTAATGCCTGACCATTCTGCTTTAAGCGAGACTCTAGAAAAAGCTGGAGTGCCGATTAAAATTCAGACTTATCATCATTTCCCTGGTAATGATGGCAGTGCAAGACCTATTGTTGATATAGATGACATGGTTGAAAAAGCTATAAATATTGCTGATGGTAAGCTAAACCCAAGAGTAGAAGAAGGCTTTAAATTAATATTAACAGATTTTCATATTATTAATGTTATGAAAGGATTTAGGGAAGTATTTAATATTGAAAAGATAAAACCTATTTTTGTAGTGCCTAAAATCACTAATGAAAACGATATATTATATGCCTTAGATGAAACCGCAGGAGATGTCTTGCTTGGGACTTCTGCAATACCAGGAGTTAAAGCTAAATTCCCTGAATCAAAATTGGTATACATGACTAAATCTATATACAAAGACATTTTGGAAGGTAACCCTGATATAGATGAAGTTGTAGATTGGAATGTTAATCTTTTAAATAAATATAAGAAAATGTATATGATACATGAACCTGTTTTGAGGGGAAATTGGGGAACTGCTGATGTTCCATTATATAGGATATATGCCGATATGCTGAATGTATCTTGGACTGAACCAAAAATATATCCCAAAATCGTTAATGATTTTAAATATGGTAACAAAGAATTCTTTGCAATCCATACATCGGGAGGACATCCTTTCCGTGTCTATAGTAGATTTGCAGAAGTTATAACACATTTTAAGAATATTCCTTTTGTTCAAGTTGGAGGTAATGGAGACATATATGCAGAAGGAGTATCTCTTGATTTAAGAGGGAAACTCTCTTTTAGAGAAACTGCTTTTATCCTGGCACAAGCAAAACTTGTAATCTGCATTGATTCATTTATATCGCATTGTGCCGCAAGTGTCGGCACTCAATCAGTAGTCCTTTATGGGACGGGTGCAGCACGAGTAACGCAACCTTATCGTATGACAATAGGGGTTGAACCAGACTATGTAAGGGTATGCCCTATTTTGGGTCCTTGTTTTGGTAATAGAATGGATTGCCGTCCGCCTTATTGCATTAACACTATTCCACCAGCGGATGTTATAAAAGCAATAAATTACGCATTAGAAAAAGGAGGTAATTAATGAATAAAAAAGTAACAATAGTAATACCACATGGACATACATGGAAATGGACACAAGTGGTTGTGTCAAGTTTTAAGAAAACTAAGAATAATGTTGATTATGATATTATGATTGTTAATAATTCGTCATGGCATAACAGTATTAGAGGAATAACTGAGACGAAATTAGGTGAAGGAGTAAAGGTAGTAGATAATTGGAAACCAAATAGATTCCATGCTTCAGCTTTAGATTGTGCAATAGAACTTATTGATACTGAATATATATTTACAGCAGAGACAGATAGTATGGCATGTAAAGATGGATGGCTTGATTGGTATCTTTCGTTCTTAGAAGGAGAGCAAAAGAATGTGGCAGTTGGCTATTATTGGGATGAAGGCGGATATGTGCATAATTATATTAATCCATCTGCAACATTATATAGAACTAAACCTGTACAAGAATTCAATAAACTTTGCATGGATAATCACGATTATACAATGTATTTTGGAGAAGGATTTAATCAGACAATGGATATAAGAGAAATGGATCAAAGTTACTTATCGTGGACTGGAGCATTTGCCGAGAAACGAGGATTTAAGCAAAAGACTGGTTCTGATAATGGTAGATTAAATGCAGGTTGGTATGAACCAGGGCAACAACTATATTATTGGCTTGAAGAACAAGGATATAATTTAATTAAAGCACCTGTAGATCATAGATACTTCCCATTTCCCGATCATGTGCCAGAAGGAACTTATTATGGAGGTTATGCAGATCCTTATTATATCCATTTTTGGGGTGGAACAAGAGCATGGGACAGAGTTAAACACGATGTAAATGATGGATTTGTCTTGAAATACGAGAATTTCTGGTGGGAAAGAGAAGATAGGATATGGAAGCAGGTTGTAGATGATGACATAAGGGGTAAGACCGAAAATTTGATATTAAAGTATCCAAATCAATTAAACAAGAGGATAGAGTGATTAATTCCAGTAGGGCAAGATAGAATGGAAAAATATCGTCATATGCGAGGCATTAATGGCTAATTATAAATGCTTATATCCTGATGGTAGTATTCAAGAAGGATTTGAGGCAGGTTTAAGAATGCATTATGAATTATTAAAAGAACAATCCCCTATTATACCTGATGAAATTAAACTACAAGAAAAAGAAAGTTGGCAAGATTTACCATTCTTATCAACGGTAGATGATTCTCTTATTAATGCTTATTATCCTGACCTTATTCATTATGAACAAAATACACCGAATATTTTAGAGAAAGGTAAGGCATTGGATAACAGATATTTTCAATCAGAAATAGAGTTATTCTGGCATCTTTCGTTAATGAAATACCCATCTGCTATTGCATATATGGCTGGCTTAGCAAAAGTGCAACCATATTCAATCTTAGAACTTGGTGTTGGTGGAGATAGTGGTATATCTACTTCGTTATTTCATTATTGGTGTAAAACACAAGGTGGCAAGCTGGATAGTGTTGATAGGCACCCATTAGGTAAAACATGGGTCAGGTATAAAGATGTTAGTTGGTGGACTTTTTGGCAAGGAGATGATATTGCAATGCTTAATTCAGGGAATTTATCCCTATATTATGAATTAATTTTTCTAGATACTATTCATACTTACGAACATACAAAAAAGGAAATAGCAATTTGTAGCAAGATGACTGATGCAATTATATTTGATGATGCAACTATTCCTGATATTAAACAAGCTTTAAATGAATTTTTAGAAAATAATCCTGAATGGATTAAGACAAAATTATGGGAAAACGATTTAATCGTATTAATAGAAAGGAGACCTTATGCAACACAAGATTGAAGCAATACAGTTAGAATTAACTAATGCTTGTGGTTTAGATTGTGCCGAATGTCCAAGACGGTATATGACAAGAAAAGTTGGAATGATGGATTTTGAACTTGCAAAACTTATAGCTTTAGAGACACTTAAATATAATTACTATGCAGGATTTAATCTTAATGGTTTAGGTGAGCCTTTATTATATTCATATTTACCAGAATTTATTGAATATTTATGTTCTCTTAAAAAGGATGTCCACTTTGATTTATTTACAGGTTTAGTTGCAGATCCTGAACAAATTAAAAGAGTTGTAAGGGTTATTAAAGATTCTAAATGTGATGTAACGCTTGCAATGACTTATCATCCCTTTAATTCTAAAGGTGAATTCCAGGAAGTGAAAATGGAATTAATGATAAAAAACTTTCTTGAATTATACCATGAACTTGGCAGCATAGAAAGAGTGCATAAGCATATAGCATTGATAAAAACAAAATATGTTCATAATGGAATTGAGAAAGAATTTGTTGAAAGATTCAGACAAATGTTACCCGATGATAATATTCATGTAATTAAGAATATGAATCCCTGGTTGGATTTAGTTAAAGAGATGGCTGGTGAAGATGGCTATGATACTGGATGTCTAACTCCATCGGTATGTGATTATCCATTCATACTTCCTCATGTTTTATGGGATGGAACTATATGTATATGTTGCACTGATGATGTTCAGGGGGAATGCACTTTTGGGAAAATAGAAAAAGAAGAGGATTTGACAAGAATATGGAATTGCGAAGCATTAACGAGAATCAGACATTTATTTAAAAATTCATTTGAATTTCCAGAAGGAATTGAATTACCAAAGCATTATTTAGGAGATGAAATTAAGTCACAAGAAAAAACTAAACAAATAATGGAGCCATGTAATAAATGCAACAGAACAGCTTGGCTGAGATTGTGAAAAGAGAGAATTTAAATTACTATGAATTCAATCATCCTTCTATTACAGAGGAGGAATATGGAGAGGATTATTTTGAGAGAGGGTTTGAAAAAGGCATTTCCTGTTTTTCTATGTATAGATGGTTACCTGAATTAACCACGCCTATGGCAATGGCTATGGTAGACCATCTTGGTATAAGAAGACAGGATAAAATTTTAGATTTTGGTTCGTCAAAAGGTTACTTAGTGAGAGCTTTTAGATTGATGCTATATAGGCAGGCTTGGGGATGCGATATATCTGAATATGCAATATCTCAAGTAGATAAAGAAATAAAACAATACTGTAGACTTTCTACAAAAAAAGACCCTATACCATTTGATGATATTGAACATTTTGAATATATTGTATCTAAAGATACATTAGAACATATACCAGAAGATAGAATAAATGAATTATTAAATCTAATGAGTGATAAAGGATATGTCTTATTTGCAATAATTCCATTGGGAGTTGGGAATACCTATAATGTCCCCGCATATAATATTGATAAAACACACAAAATAGCTAAACCTGCTATATGGTGGGCTGAATTATTTGAAAAAACAGGTTGGTTTATTGATGATTTCTCTTATTGTATTGAAGGTATAAAAGATTCATGGAATAATTGGAAATATGGCAATAGTTTCTTTACACTTACAAGTAAGAAACTTTACCAAAGGCATCATGATTTAAGGTGGAAACAACATTTAAGATGTATTTTGAAAATTAAGGAGGTGATTTTATGAGTGCAGGATATTTTGTTGTAACAGAAACCACCAAATGGTGTGGCGAAAAGAGAAAGGCTGGGGATGTAATATATATCAACCATCCTATTCTTTTAAATTTACTTAATGAAGATAAAGACAAATTTAGAAAGATAACTGATAATAAAACAGTTATCGCACTTGATAGTCAAGCAATTCCATTTATATTTAAAAAAAATATGTCTATTAGAGATAAAGAATATAAGAAATCGGATTTTATATTCTTTACTTATAAAACTCAAGCACGCTCTTTAAAAAAATTTCTTAGACAAGCTACTAATGATGAATATAGAGAATATTTATTGAAGTTAGTAGGCATTAATTTGGAAGATGGAGAAATATAATGTCTTATTGCACGTCAGGTGATGTTCAAGCTGTAAATAGTCAAATAGTTTTTACTTCTATTTCTCATCCTAACCAGAACGAAATAAATTCTATAATTTCACAGATTGCGGGGATTATTGATGCAAGATTATCGGCTGTAGGATTTACAGTTCCTGTTGGAACTGGTTATTCGGTTGCTTCTGGTATGCTATTAACTCTAAATGCAATAGGTGCAGCAGCATTAGTTGAGAATTCAAGAAGACTTGCTGTCTCTACGGCAGAAGGCGAACCACCAAATAGGTATTGGACAATATTTAACCAACAATTGAGTGCAATAGAGAAAAATCCACAAATACTTAATGATGCACCTCGTGCTTCATGGTCTCAAGGAGCTACTTCTTATGCTGTAGATAATCCAGATGATGATGATGACGCAGGTTTGCAAGTAGAAGAACATCTAAAACCTAAATTCAGGAAAGGGCAGGTATTCTAATGGGTGGTTATATAGATTTTAAAATCTCAGTTTTAGGGGATGTGCAATTTGAAAGAAATCTTGTTCAATTTTCTGAATCAATATCAGATTGGACTGAACCATTAAAAAAAGCTGGCGATATTTTCTATAGAGTAGAGAAAGAGCAATTTGATAGTCAGGGTGGATATTCGGGTGGATGGGTTGCACTTAGTCCGAGATATGCAATATGGAAAGCGAAGCACTATCCTGGACAACCTATTTTAGTTAGAAAAGGAGATTTAAGAGGAAGCTTAATAAAAAAAGGTAGCAAGGGATCTCTATATAAATTAACACCAACAAGACTTGAAATAGGAACTAATGTCCCATATGCAATCTATCATCAATCAACAGGTAAAAGAAGAAAACTACCTCGTAGACCTCCTGTAGATATTCCCGAAACAGTTATGGGAATTAAAGGAGAATGGATTGAATTGTTTAGGAAAAGGATTGTAGAAGAAAGAAGAAGAATATTTGGAGCAATGGGAACATGAATTTAATGGAGACGATTGTAAATCAGATTAAGACTTTATTGCAAAATAATATGTCTGCAAAATTGACTAGTCTCAATACTACATACGGAGATGGGATAATTTTAAGAGACATAGCTCATTATTATCTTAGTGAAAAACAAGAATATCCTGATTTCCCCTCCATAATTATTCTTGGTGATAGTGGAGAAACAATCATTCAAACATCCGATTGGTTGGAGGCAAATCAGAATGTAGTAATTTCAATAGTAGATGTTGATAGTGATGAAGAAGTAATAACAAAAAGAATATATAGATATATTAGGGCTATTCTTGAAATATTATGGACAGATGTTTCGTTGAATAGCACAGCATGGAATATAGATTTAAGAAGATGGGACTATTATCCACTTATGCGAAATAAAGCATTAGATGGTATCTTTGCTAAAGAAGGGCAAGTTGAGATAATAGTCAAAACGGAGGAGGTGTGAAATGGCGAAAGCAAGATATATAGGTTCTTTTTCTGTATATATGCCAAAGATTGGGAAAACACTTAATCATGGAGATATTATAGAAAATGGTAAAATTGCAGATTGGGAAATAGAAGAAAGGGCTGATTTAGAAAAAGTTATAGAAGAAGAGCCAAAAGTAATAATAAAAGAAAAAAATCCTATTATTAGCGAATCTATTATTAGTGAATCTACTATTAGTGAATCTATTATTAGTGAATCTATAAAGGATATGAAGAAAGGAGGTAAGTAAACATGGCTATTTCAACTGGAAAAGGATATATAGCAGTTGGCAAGCAAACATCTAAAGCAACTGCTGTAACTCCTAATAAATTTGTAAAATACGATGGAGCTGATACTATAGAAACTACTCAAGAAATTGGGAAATTCAGGGAAGGTGGAGATGTAAGAGATATTGGAAGTTCATTAAAGCAATTTCAGAAATATGATGGAGGATTTACTTTCAAGGCAAGACCCGATATGTCTGGATTCTTTGTTGCTGCTGCTCTTGGTAATGCAACAATTGCTGGCTCAAGTTCTCCCTGGTCTCATACAGTATCAGGTGCAGAAACTTTACCCTGGCTATCTGTGGAAAAGAATATCAATAATCAGATTATAGAAAGATTACAGGATTGTAAGGTCAATAGTTTTGAAATATCAGCAGAGGCAAGCCAACCTGTAAAATGCAATGTCAATCTTATGGGTATCTCTGCTTCTGGAAGAACGCAAGTTCTTAGCGATACTTATGAGACAGATAATCCCTGGATATTCTATCAAGGAGCTTTTACAATAGATGGAGTTCCTGATAATAAAATACAGAAATTTTCTCTAAGAATAAATAATAATCTTCAAGAAGTATTTACTGACGATATATGCCGAAATGATATTTTGGAAGGTAATAGAGATATAGAACTTGACTTTACACTTGTCTATAATAATCAAAATAAATTCAATCAGATATATTATGGTGGATCAGCAGGCGTTAATCCTGCTGAAGTAGTAGCAAGTGGTAGTTTTGATGTTACACTAAGTTATGGAGCAGGTAGTGGTGTGAGGTCAATGAGGTTTGTAATAAATAAACTTGTGTATGTAAATTCACCAGTCCATTTAGACCCCGATATTAAAGTTCTAACTCAAGATTTTGTCGGATTTGCTCAGGGTGCGAGTCCAATAACATTCACAATACAGAATGCAACAGATTCAGCATACTAAAAGGAGGTTATATGAAAGTATTAGATTTAGATTTGTTACTTCCAAAAGATGCTGAGATTATATGGCAGGGCAAGACTTGGTTCTTGCCTGCCGACCTTCCTTCAAAACAAGCTCTTGTTGTAATATCATTACAAGAGGAACTAACAAGAGGGAAAATCTCGGCATATAAAGAAGTAATAAAATTATGTACAGAATTATTGAAAATAAGAAATACATTAGGAAATAACGAGATAGAAAAAAAGATGATGTATAAAGGAGGTTTCCTAAAACTCATCCCTTTTGTTTTTGTTGATCTTCTTACAGAAGGAGGTAGGAAATCCATTAATTTGGATGAAACTACTTATGAAGATGTTGAAATAAAATTACACAGTAAAAGTTTGATATTACCAGGAGACTTAACAGTTGGTCATGCTTTTGCAATTATGGAAGCTGGGGAACAGTTAGCTAGCGGTAATAAACAAGAAGCATATAAACAGGTTATAAATTCATTAGAAGAAATAATCAAGATTAAAAACGAAGGTATCAAGACTGGCGTTTTGGCTGATTTAAGTTTTAAACAATTAATGGAATTAATAACTTTTGTTTCTAAAGAAATTCTTGGCGGAATAATAACTGAAGATGAAGATATTGAAAAAAAAACTTTAACGGAGATGGAGATGGAGAAGAACAAGAAGATATAACTATATTACCTTTATTTTTAGCTATGATAAATGAAGGATTTACACATGAAGAGTTAATGCACATGGGATGGAAAACTTTTAATGGCTATCTAAAAGCTATTGCAAGTAGAAATATGAGAGAACAAAGAGAAGTAGAAAGACAGCAATTAAGACAAAAAGCAAGGAGTATGATACTAAATTAAGTGGCTACTGAATCTATAAAAATTGTAATA